AAAACATTCTGTCCTGCAGGATTAATTGGCACAACTTTTCTTGAAAGTCTTTGCCGTATTTTGAAAAATCTGCTCTCTCTTCTCTTGTCATAAATTACTCATTTTTTAGTACGCCCACCTGGACTTGAACCAGGGACTTCCACCTTATAAGAGTGGCGTTCTAACCTACTGAACTACAGGCGCATCGATATCAGTATAGTACATTATTTCTCTTTTGATGTCAAGCAAATTCTTTTCATTGCTGCAAACATCTCTGCCCAATCGTATGCGCCAATTCCATCTTCAATCATCAAGCCGATACACTGAGTCTTGTTCAATTCTGGCGTCATCTCTTTGATCGCATACTTGATCTTTTGACTTGCTTGCACTGAAACCAGTGGTGTATACAACTGCATCATCTTATAATTTCTTATTATTTTCTTCTCTCCGCTCAAAATATTATGATGAACTTTGAGGGGGTTTTCGACGCCTTCACATGCCTTTAAGAGCGTCCCTATCTCGTGCGTATTTGCCTCTGAGAGGAACGGAAACCGCTTGGCAACGGTCTTTAGACCGGCCCCCCCAACACCGTCTAGGTTGTCGCTCTTATCGCCGCAAATGGCCCTTGCGAGGGCGAAGTTGTTGGGGTGGATACCGAACGTCTCAACCAACCTTTTGACGTTTATAAACTCAATTTGGACCGGCCTGTAGACTACTGTTTTATCATTACAAAGTTGATAAAAGTCCTTATCACTGGAGATGATTACTTTTTGTGCGTCTTTAAAATGAGGCATTTGTGCGACATAACTAATGATGTCATCTGCTTCAATTTTCTCGATCATAATCTGAGAAACTGGAAGGCAATTGAGATAAGTTATCAGTCTCTGCTGTTGCCATACTTTATTATTTAGTTCCTCTTCTTCAGACATAGTGCGCACACTTCTATTAAGACGAAGAGGCTTTCTTCCCTCTTTATAGCCTTTGTGCATTGTCTTCCTTTTCCTGCTTCCATCAGGGCCATCCCAACAGACCACAATATGATCAGGTTTCATCTCTCTGCAATACTTCTGAAGAGATTTAAGAAACCCAAATGCACCGCCAATTGGTTCGCCATTCAAAGCAATCGACGGGTTTGATATATAAGCTCTCAAATATATATTGAGGGCATCAATTATTAATACTCTTTTCAAAACCACCTTCTTTTTGGATAAAGTTTGTTAATTTCGTCCATGCAATCTCCCAATAAACGTTGATAATATTTCTCATCTTTAATTTCTGATAATGGAGGACTCCAAGATAATTTGAGTTTTTTCCTCCCTGCCTTAAGCGTTTGCCTCTCAGTGCAATCAAAAAGCGGACCAGGCAAATCTATGTTAATGAGTTTAAATTTCATTTTCGGGAAACACCCTTTAAGATCTTCTAAAAATCTTTCTTCCATACTGTAATTAGAATCACAATTTATAACATTCAAGATTGCCGTCATTTGTAGTATAATATATCCTTTTTATTCCAACATGTTTTAAAGCTGTCTCGCACATAGAACAAGGTTTGCTCATTCTAAACTGGCCGGCCCTGTTAACCCTAACAACATATATGTCCGTTCCCTGCGTTATTGATCTGTCCAAATTAAGAACAGCTGCCAGTTCGGCATGCAGTGTTGATATGCCTTTGTTTCTCTCGCGAAATCTTTTGCCAAAAGAAGAGTAGGTCCATTTGTTATGAGCGGCATTTATGATATTACCGCCTTTTACTAAAACAGCACCGTGACATGTTCTACTCTCATCGCTTTGCTGCGCCATTCTCTTGGCCAGCGACAGGTAGCTTTGTGTCTTCTTCGATATTTTCATTTTCGATATCATAAAAATCTGCTGCTTCGCCTTGTCGTTTGTCAAATTTCAGGATGACTTCTTCATCCATTATGTCTAATACTCTATCACGAAATTTGTCATTTGTCAACATATTTTTCCACTTGGATGGCTGAAATTTTTCTTCTGTGCCATCCTTGTACTGGAGCGAATACCATGCTCCACTTTGTTTGAGGTGTTCCGATCCTTTGATGGCTTCGAACCAACTCTCTTCATCTTGAATACCAATATCATCTCCCCATAAAATTTTAAAACTTGCTTGTCTGCCCTGAGTTCCAAAACGACTTTTCTTGAGAGTAGCTTTAATTTCTGTTCCGACTCTAAATCCTCTTTCATCAAGTACAAAACTGGCCTTCGCTTTTCGCCCTGTAAGCCAAACGCGAAGAGAATAAGAATAAATCATAGCCTTTCCGCCAGGAGTCATATAAGGTTCTACCATTGCTTCAGAAGGGCTTCTAGTAATGTTTGTTTTAAGTTGATTAAGAACGAGAAATGTCGATTGACTATTTGCAATTGGAACGGTCAACTTGGACATCCCTTTTGCGAGAATACGAGCTTTCACTGCCATCGAAGAAAGAGGATTAAAATCGCCCTCAACATCGCTAACAGAGGGAGTCAAAGCAAGACTATCCCAAATGAAAAGCATGCGATTATCATTGTTAGCAAGAAGATCTTCAATTGTCTCGAGCACGAACTCGACGCTCTGTGCCTGGACATAAAGTAGGCTTTCCAAATCACAACCAGTTCGTTCAAGGAACGTTGGATCGATTGCAGATTCAGAATCAAAATAAATTACATCAATGCCCATATTCTGAGCATTAGCAGCAACCTGGGCAGCCATATAAGACTTACCAGTTGATTCTAAACCAGCAACTTCAACAACCTTTCCTATTGGTATACCAGTTAACTTGCCGCGGCAAACAATTGAATCTAGCCAACGAGATCCGGTTGGAATCCAATCCTTTACTTCTGTTGGATTAGCACTTGTTAAATCGTGTGCAACGGACATGCCAGCCTTCTTATTAATAAGGCTTCGCATATCTGACATTGAAAGTTTTCCTGCTTTAGTTTTGGTCTTTCTTGCCATAATTAAATCTTATTACTCTCCTTCTGGGATTTGAGTGTCTGATGTTGAACTATCAGACTCAACTTGTTTATCGTCGAATTCACTTTCGAATATTTTGTCAATGCGCTCCATAATTTCATTTCTGATTACCGCTCGAGCAGAATTTTCCGCCGCTATGGCATTGATTTGTGTTGCAATTGCCGGAAGTGCAACTTTCGTAGCTACGTTATTAGAAATGTCTAATTTTTCATCATCGTTTACATTACTAATGTCTCCGCCAATAAATGTTGTCAATAGAATAGCAGTAGCAATTTTCATTATTTTTTAACCTTCTTTTGTTTTAGTTTGAGACACCTGTAACCCCGTGCCTCCCTGCGGGTGAGAGAGAACTTATGAAAGAAGCTCGCTAAAAGCTTTATCTACCGAATCTCCAGATTCAGTATTGTACTTCTCTACATTATCAGAGGAATCAGCGTCAACGTTTCCTGACAAATACTCGTCAAGAATGGTCTCAACCTCTCCCGGGGATTTTCGCTCGAAGAGCGAATCCAGATCTGGAATAGTGTCTAACCACTCCGCGCATTGTGCTTCTTCTTCGCACAGTGGAGAGGGACGCCGACGAGGAGTAATTTCCGTTTGAGGAAATGATGCTCCTGCGGGCTTACCATAGCGAATCACAAGATCCGTTCCAGTTTCATGGTCTGTAATGTCCCCATACTCAGGATTAAGAACAAGATTAAGAAGCTTTTCGTAAGCCATCTTGCCAAATCCCCAAATACGTACACCCTTGTCTTCTTCTCCGCGAACCACGACTGGAGCGAAGAAACGCTGGCGAGCTGACAAAGACTTAGCCATCTTGATGCTATCCTCCGTACCCTCCTTATAAAGTTTACGGACAAAGCTATCCAAAGCATCGTCTTCTCCAAAGTTTTTCTTTGGACTCAAGAAGCCAGGATTATTTCCAACGTTGTAGTGAAACCAATAATCCTTAAAGGGATCTCCATCAGAAGTTGGAACGATACGAATCGTCGTTTCTCCATCTTGCGGCCTCCAAAATACTTCTCGATTGCCATTTTTGTTGTCCAGTGCT